ATTACGTAGAAGGTGCAGAACCTGGCATGTTCTTAAATACTGTTACGAAACAGTTATACAATGGTGATAAAGGAATACATACTATTCCATGTTACTATAAGTTAGAATACCAAGAGTGGGCAGATTATGGAACAGGTTCAGGTAGACCTGAAATGATTTATCCTGACTCTTCGGACATTCTTGAGAAGACTACCAAAGGACCTGATGGTAAAGACAGATTACAAAATGGTAACTACATATTAACTGTAGGACAACACTTTGTGATTATCTCAGGTGATAAGGGATCTGAAACTGCAATGATATCTATGAGTTCATCTCAAGGTAAAGTTAGCAGGAAGTGGAACTCCATGATGAAGTCTATTAGTTTAGATGGTAAGAATGGTCCTTATACTCCACCATCATTCAGTCACATTTATAAATTATCTTCTGTATTAAATACAGGAAAAGGTAATCAGTGGTATGGCTTTAATATCGAGAAAGTTGGAATGTTAGAAGATGCTAATATGTATGAACGTGCTAAGAAGTTCTACAATAGCTTCGCTAACAGAGGCTAACAGTTCTTTGGGCGGCAGCAATGCCGCCCATTTTTTTGGTGGACATGACAGAATTAGATAAATTTATAGATATATTTGGCGGATCGTTTAGTGCCTACGGTCAAACTAGAAAGACAGATGAGTTTGATGATAGAGGTAAGCACAAGACTAAATCTTTTATTATTAAACAACCGCCGACAACAAAGATGTTTGAAGAACATCTTGAAGGTAGAGATCCTGCATTAGGTATCATACCTATCAACGAACAAAACAAATGTAGATGGGCCTGTATAGATATTGATTTGTACAATGGCTTTGATCACAAAGCTTTAATTTTAAAAATAAAAAAACATAATTTTCCATTAACGGTATGTAGATCTAAATCTGGTGGTGCACACGTATTTTTATTTACAGGTGAGTTTGCACCAGCAGCTGTGTTTAGAAGTAAACTAAAAGACATGGCGGCCATATTGGGTTATTCTAGAGCAGAGATATTTCCGAAACAAAACCAGGTTGACATGCATAAAGGTGGTACAGGTAGTTTCTTAAACCTTCCATACCACAATGTAAAAATGACAACACGTTATGGTGTCAAAGATGATGGCTCAGCTATGACGATACAAGAATTTTTTGATGTGTATGATAAAGTTAAACTAACAGAAGATGAATTAACAAAACTAAAAGTTAAAGAAGAGAAAGTATCAAATGATTTATTAAAAGGTGCGCCACCTTGTTTGATAGCGATTGCTAAACAAGGTATACCTAATGGCCAAAGAAACAATGCTATCTATAACTTCGGTGTGTATTGTAAGAAAAGATATACAGACTGGGATATGAAAATATTTAAATACAATGATGAGTATTGTAAACCCCCGTTAGATAAGAAAGAAATAGATACACTAATAAAATCCATAGACGGTAAAGACTATCAATACAAATGTAAAGACGAACCTATTGCATCATTCTGTAATTCTAAAAAATGTGTATTGCAAGAGTATGGTGTAGGTGATGATGAACTTCCTGGTGCAGAGATAAAAGAAATACAAAAGTATGATTCAGATCCACCGTTGTTTTATGTAACCATAGGTGATGAACAAGTTGAAGTAGAATCAGCAGAACTACATGAACCTGATAAGTTCTCACTAAAATGTTTAGAACAAATTAATCAAGCTATGCCACCAATAGGCAAACACGTATGGAGAAAGGCAATAAACAAATTACTAAAAGAAACTATACCGATCGAAGCTCCAGAGTCTACAAAGATTGATGTACAACTAAAAGAAATACTTACAGATTATACTACAAAGATACCAGGTAAAGATTGGAAAGACATCTTACGTGGTCTAGCTTACACAGAAGATGGAGTTAGTAATTTTAAATTTAAAGATTTCTGGAAATATTTATTACGAACTAAGTCATGGCCAGAGAAACAATACCCAAGAAATAAAACAGCTAGAATGTTAGAGAATCAATTTAATGCAGTAGAGATTGCAGGTAAAATAAATAACAAGACCGTTAGATATTACGTAGTCAAACAACAAGAAGTAAATAAACCGATTGTAAGAAAAGATAAGATGAAGGAGCCACCTTTTGCTTAGAACAATAATACCAGGCCCACCAGGCACAGGTAAAACACATAGACTGATGTATTATCTTGAACATGAACTAAAGCAAACAGATCCTAGTAAGATCGCTTACATTGCATTTAGTAATGCTGCAGCAGATGAAGCTAAGAAAAGAATTACGAATGACAATGTTATTGTAAGCACCATGCATGCTTTTGGTAGTAGAGAACTACAACTTAATACCTCAACACATTTATTGAAAGGAGATAAATGGAAAGGTTTTAAAAATTTCTCAAACATATGTGCTGACTTATCTTTTGAAAGTTACATCAATGAGTCTGGTTATCCTCAATATAAAAATAGTCATATGAAAATTATTGAGTATGCAAAGAATAAAAAACTACCTTTAGATGAAGCTGCACTACAACTAGAATTACATTACAGCACAGATATATATTTAACCGAACAAATCCAAGCAGATCTAATTACATACAAAGAACAAACAGGTATGTTTGAATATTCTGATATGATTTCCAAGTTTGTCGAGGAGGACAAATGTCCACCAATTCATACTGTCTTCCTCGATGAAGCCCAAGATCTAAGTCCACTACAATGGGAAATGTTTTTTTACATAGAATCTAAATGTCAACGATCATACATCGCTGGTGATGATGACCAAACTATATACACGTTTCAAGGTGCAGATCCTGATATCTTTATAAATTTAAAAGGTGTTACAGATCCACAGATAAAATCTAGAAGAGTACCTAGAACAATACATAAATTAGCTGAATCTATATTCCCTCACATGTCACAGCGTTTAAAAAAACAATGGGAACCAAGAGATGCTGAAGGTAAAATATATAATGATATACCATACCAAGACATAGATTTTTCTACAGGTAACTGGATGGTATTGACTAGAACGAATAAAATGTTGACTGCATTAAAAGATCATATGTATGATTTAAATTTAAGGTTTGATGCAAAGCAACAAGAACTCTTACCGAAGAGAATGGTAAATGCATATAGAGTTTGGATAAGATTGAACCAAGGTGCTTATGTTAATAAAGAAGATCTAAAAGATTTATGGGATTATCTTACGGTTAAAGACGGACACCTAGTAAGAGGGTACGCAAGCAACAAGACTCTAGAAGGTATTGACTCGATTAATATGGATGGACTAAGAGCTGAATACGGGTTGCGAGCAGCGGGGGGCTGGGAAATATTAAACTTTCCAGAATCAAGTAAGATGTACATTAGAACCATTCTAAAGAATGGTGATGATCTAATGAAACCTGCAAGAATAAAATTATCTACGATACATAGTGTAAAAGGTGAGGAATGCGATAACGTTGTTTTATTTACTGATTTAGAAAGAATCATATATGACTCAGCACAAAAAGATGCAGACCCAGAACACCGTACATTCTTTGTAGGTATAACAAGAGCAAAAGAAAAACTGTTCATAACCAATCAAGATTATGAATATCAATATAACATAGGAGCACCAATAATATGACAGACACAAGTATATTTAAAGATGCCTTTCCACAAAATAAACAGATAGGCGGAAAGCATTATAAATCTTTTCACATTCAGCCGTATGAATTTATTTCAAAAAATAATCTTTCATTCTTTCAAGGCAATGTTGTGAAATATGTATGTAGATATCTTACAAAAAATGGTATAGAAGATCTAGAAAAGATAATACATTATTGCGAATTAGAAATTAAAAAAATGGAAGACATGAAAAGGAAAAAGAAATAATGTTTGCCGTACAAACTGAATGGGATTGTCCAGAAGACTTTCCAAATTTATCTGATGCTAAATTTATAGCGATTGACTTAGAAACAAAAGATCCTGATCTTAAAGCAAAAGGATCTGGTGCCATACAAGGTCATGGTGAGATTGTAGGTATTGCTGTAGCTGTAGAAGGATGGTCAGGTTATTATCCGATTGCACACGAAGGCGGTGGTAATATGGATAAAAGAATTGTTTTAGAATGGTTTAAAAAAGTTTGTGCAACAGATGCTGTAAAAATATTTCACAATGCAATGTATGATGTATGTTGGATTAAATCATACGGTATACCTATCAATGGTCACATTATAGATACAATGGTTATGGCCTCACTGATTGATGAGAATAGATTATGGTATTCACTAAACAGTGTATCCTTTGATTATCTTGGTGAAGTAAAGAATGAGAAAGCTTTGAAAGAAGCTGCAGAGTCTTGGGGTATAGATCCTAAGAAAGAAATGTATAAACTACCTGCAATGTATGTAGGTTCTTATGCAGAGAAGGATGCAGAATTAACATTAGAATTATTCAAAGT